GGCAGGGGCGGCAGAATCCCCCCAAACACCCGGAAAACGGTAACGGGGGGGGGGTATAACCTAATATGACCAACCCACTACTGATTATCGCGGAAAATAATCTTTCTCCCCGTGAGGCTACCAGCGATTTCACCCTCGACCTCGCATGGGGCGAATCTGAGAATGATTTCAGCCTCACCGTCCTAGACCGGACCGTGAGAATCGACAAGAAGCTGTTTATTTGGCTGGGCGGTACACCGTTCGGCGGGATCGTGGATAGTGTAGAGCCTACACGTAAAAATGGTGTGACCACGGTCGTGTACGAGGGTAGGACGTTCAGCGGGATCATGGGCAGTAGGATACTCACCCCGTCGGCTGGGCGGGATTATTTGACTGTGGAAGGCTCACCCCGTCAGATCCTTAAAACCCTCCTAGATAACGCCGGTTTGGCCGGCCTGTTTACGGTCGAATCGGGTGCGGATATGGAGATCCTCTACCAGGTAGACCGGTATACCGACCTATGGTCTTGCATACTCAAGATCTGCCAGCAATACCGCCTATCCCCTGTATTCCGCTGCGCCCACAACCAAGTGTATATAAGCCTTAAAAAAGCTGCGAGTTGGGACGAAGAAAACAACCCGGACATGCTCGACTACACCATCAAAGACAAAACACCCCCAAACCACCTTATCGTAGGCGGTAAAGGCGAACTCCAGGCACGCGAGATAATCCACCTGTACGCGGACCGAAGCGGAAACGTCAGCGGTACGCAGCAGATCTACGGGCTGGACGAAATCACCCAATTCTACGACGACAACAACGCCGAAGGCCAAGAGCTCATGGATAACGGGGTGAAAAAGCTCAAGGAATTACAGAATGTTAATAGTATTGACCTGACCATTAACAGTCTGGACAGTATGAGCGTAGGCGATACTGTCGCTGGCTATGATGAGGTCACGGGCACGCCTATTAGCAGCCGGATCAGTAAACAGATCCTAAAAATCAGCAAAGGCGTGGCTACGGTCACGTGCGAAGCCACCAAAAACTAGGAGAGAGACTGATGATTATCATCAATTATGACCTGTACATGTGTGACAGGTGCGGAAAAGAGGAGTATGTGCGGCAGAACAGCACAAACACCTGGCACAAAATAAACCGTGTGAACAATATGGGAAGTAAGGTTGAAAACCTGCTGTGCGACGCCTGTTATAGTGCATATGTGCCGTTGGTGAAGGCGCAGGATAAAGCCTACGCCACCTTTTTATCAAACATCACTGCGAATGGGGAGGGCAGGTAAATGGCTGAACAGAATATGCTGATCACCGGGCACAGGGGCAGCGCACACATCACACCAGTACAAGCCGCCGCGCTTAACAGCGGTCTAGCCGGAGGCAACAGTTACCGTCTTATCCCCCCGGATTTTAATTACTCGACCAGCCGCGAATACGACGTGATAGCGGACCGCCCTCATGATTTCACGATCGTGGACAGCAATCACGTGCAGGTGCCGGAATCACAATACTTGTGGTCTGGCCGGCATGTGATAATCCCCAGCCCGCAGACCCTTACTATTGATTCTGGCCAGTCGGGGCAGAATAGGATCGATCTTATCTGCCTGCATTACACGTACCCGTCCAATGACAGCGAAGAGACCGTAGAACCGGTTATTGTCAAGGGTACCCCCACCGGCGGGAATCCTACGGAGCCTAGCCCGGGCAACGATTATATCGGGTATGGTAATTATGCACGGGAAGCGTGGCTGAGGATCGGCGGGATACGTGTTACTGGCTTGTCGGCTGAGATTACCGATAGTGCGGGAGACTTGCCGCTGCTTGGTACTTTGGCGTCGGTGACGGCTGCGCAGCGTAAAGCAGCAGTAGACGTCAGCGGGCTTGTTAGTCTCGTTAATCCGCAGTACTGGAGCGTGCAGCATTTGAGCGCGGTGCTGCATAATAATAAGACTGTGACCCTGAATGCGCATATTATACGTCAGTCCTTCCCGTTGGATAACCCGCAAGCGTGGTTTACTGAGCAGGTGTTCCGTTTGCATGACAGTATTAAATGCCCGCAGGAGCTGCATGTGCAGGCCGTGTCGAATGCTAGTAGTAGCAACGGACTGTACGCTTATTTGACGGGTAATACGTGCGGTTTGCGTAAGATTGACGGTAGCGTATCGCTTGGCATTGGCGGTTGGGTCGAGTTCTCAGCCACCTGGAACCTCAACTAGCGGAGAGGGAGTGATGTATTTTTATGTTTACTCCTAATGGTATAGACACAACCATTATCGTCGCCCTGATTACGGGCGTGGCGAGCCTTCTGGTGAGCTTTTTGACTATCCGCGCCCGCAAGCGCTCTGACGAGGCGGAAGCGTTTAAGAGTATGCAGGAGACGGTAGAGGGTTTGCACCGGGATATTAAGGAGCAGGATAAGCGTATAGGTTATTTGTCTCACCTGGTTATTTCGGAGCAGGAGCAGCGCAGGCAGGCGGAAATCAGCCTGTTGGAGGAGCGGCAGAAAACCCTTGAAAACACAGCGTATTTACGGGCTGTCGGTCACTGGTTCGAGGGATTGTGCGAAGTACTGGACCCGGTGTGGCTTGAAGCGCACCCTAAACCGCATTTGCCTGATAGTATCCGTCCGGAGATTAACGCCTTAACGGTGGGCACAGATCTGGAAATTAATCATAACAATTAGTAAGGATATCCTTGTGAAGGATTGGGATAAACTGGAGCCGGACGAATACCGGCTCATAAATAAACATTACACGAAAGGCCGGCAAGGCCACAGGATAGATAAGATTATCCTGCACCACAACGCCGCTAATTTGAGTATTGTGGGGTGTTGGAGTGTGTGGCAGTCTCGCCCAGCGTCGGCGCAGTATCAGGTGGACGTGGCCGGCCGTATCGGCCAGCTCGTCCACGATTCGGACACGTCGTGGAATGCGGGTAATTGGAATGCTAATGTCACCAGTGTTGCTATCGAACACGCGGACATGACCACCAGCCCATGGGCTATTTCGGAGGCTACCCTCGATAACGGTGCGCACCTGGTGGCCGCATTGTGCAAGGCGTACCGGCTCGGTCGGCCGACGTGGCTTAGGAACGTGTTTCCGCATAGCTATTTCAGTGCGACCGCGTGCCCTGCTAGTATTAGGGATTCGCAGCGCGAGGAGTATATGCAGCGTGCTCAGGCGTATTACGACCAGATGACCGGCAACAGGATTGAGACAATTATCCGGCCGGCTATTAACCGTGTAGTCAATCGGGTGGTTAACACAATCGCGTCGAGCGTGCCGCAGATTACGGTAGACGGATATGCGGGTCCGGCCACTATTAAGCGCTTGCAGCAGCTGTTAGGCACTCCCCAGGACGGTATCGTGTCCAGTCAGCCTATTGTTAATAAGCGGTATCTGCCTAACGCTACAGCGGGCTGGCAGTGGGTCGGTCGCGCGTCAGGCAGCACGATGATACGCCGGTTGCAGGAGAGGCTGGGTGTCACTGTGGACGGTCTTATAGGCCAGAACACTATCAAAGCATTACAGCGCAGGCTGGGCGTGACTGATGACGGTATCGCGGGAGCCTCAACCTTCCGCGCCTTGCAGACCAACCTCAACAGAGGCAAACTCTGGTAGATTTTCACATTAAAAACACACAAAAGTAAGGAGATGACAATTATGTCAGACACAAACACAACAGGTACCGCTCTGCCGGTAGATGAGAACGTCCAGGACGTCACCGCCCCGGCTTCCCACGTCGCCGAGACAGAGGCTAAGCAGTATACGCCGGTCTTCAACGACACGGTGCGCACAGTTATCTATATCCTCGGCCTGACCGCTTCGGTGATTGGCCTCGGGTTCATGACCTTCGGGCGCGCGGATATCGGCGGGTTTATTAGCACTGCGGCCGGCTTCATCGCCGCAGGCTTCGGTGTAGCTTATAATCCGCTGAGAATGTCCGAACAGTAAAAATAAGGACCGGCCCTGTGCCCCGTCCCGGGATTTCCCGGGGCGGGGCTTTTTTGTGTTTTAGTTCAGTCTGTTAGTCTTGCTCAGCCTCAACAATCTTATTATAAAAATGCTCAGGGTCGTCCGGATACCGGTAGCGCACCTCATACCCCTCTGCTTCCAATGCTGCGGCGCAAGCACGTGCGTTAGCGTTAGCAACACCATAATAGCCATCGTCCCTGCCGTACCGCTCGTAATCGTCCTGCCGACGGTAGTATGTCAGTTCAAACGGCTTCGTGGGCTCATTGCCTACCTCGCTGATGAGCTGGTGGACTTGCTGCATAACCTGTTCCACGGCGCTGAGCTGGGCGGCTTTGTACTGGTCGAGGACCTCCCATGCTTGGGCGTTGGGCTGCCAGCCCGGCCGTTGGGGCTTCTCCCAGTCCTTCACCGTCGTCTCATGGATTTCCAATAGTTGGGCGAGGTAGGCCTGATTCAAGCCTACCGTTTCCCTGAGCGCGCGGAAGTCTGCTTTAGTCCTCATCTCCGGTTCTTGCATTGAATTCATATATTCCTTTCCTTTCTTCGTGCCGGGCTTAATGCCTGTCGGTGATCTCCTGCATACTATTCAGGACTTCCTTCCACGCTTCGCGGAAGCTGGGACAATAGCCGCATGTGCGTTCGCCCGCTACATGCGCTTCATACTGATACTGCTCAATATGGACCTCTTGCATTCCGGGCTCCACAATATTGATCGATGTGGCGTAGCAGAGACTGCCTTCTACAGTGATGGGGCCGTCTGTGAGTTCCAGCGTCCATGCGCGGTATGCGATCCGTTCTATAACGATTTTGTTGTAGTCGGTGATCTGCCCGATGTCCATGCTGGTGATAGTATCCACGAGCGCATCTATTCCTGTATTCATTATTAGTCTTGTCCTTTCAAATGGGGGCGGCTGGTTGCCCGCCCCCGGTCTACTGGGTTCAGTGTTAGTCCTCGTCCTCCTCCTCTTCGTCGTCTGTTATATACGTATACGTGCAGTATTCGGGGCCGCCGTTTGCTTCCCGGTACGCCCTGATGAGCGTGTCGAGGTCCATACTACGTATGTACTCGTCACGTGGGTCTACGAGATCATCGTAGTCGATTTCTTCCGGCTCTTCGCCGGGCTCGGCGTTGTCGATAGCTTCCCGGTTGTCTTTCTCGCGCTCGTAGATAGATTCCGCGATACTGTCGGCTTTGCTGTTGATCCTGCCGAAAGCGTCGAGCATGCAAACCCAGTCCTGGATACTATCATAGCTCTCAATGGTCTCATCTACGAGCTTATCGACCGGAACATCATCTGATCCACAAGGAACATGAGAAGACGTTATCCTATAAACGAAGTGAATATGTGTAATTGCCATTTTAATCTTTTCCTTTCATGTCCGGGAACCTTGTGTTCCCTTGTTGACAATTCTCACTATACTACGTTTGGTAGTCTACTGCAAGTTGTCGGCGTGTCGCGTTATTTTGCAATAAAATATGTGCTAAGCGACAGGCAGGTGATACGCCTTATCCGTCACAAAATAGCTATACTTCGGGTGGAAAGGATAATCTGTGTTGTCGTACCATTTGAACCCGAGGATTTTTGTGTCTTTGGGGGCACTGAAAACATACGTGACTTTTTGCGAGGTGCCGGGCTGCTGCATTGTCATGCAATCGTGGTTGTCCCTGATAGCGTAGAGCTCATTAAATACATCGTATTCGCGCTCCTTATCATC